GAACGCAGATAAAATATCTGCGTTCTTTTTGCTTTTAAATAAGATTTTTGTGACGCCAGACTCCACTGTGCCAGCGATAAATAAATATCAGTGCCCTTAAACATTCATCCATCATCATAGCGATCCAGATACCTATCAAGCCAAAATCGAGGACGATACCAAAAAAGTAGGCACCTGCTACGGAAACCAGCCACATGGAAAGTAAGCCTATTGTTACAGGACCTTTGATGTCACCGGCAGCCTGCAGTGACATGACCATAACCATGTTGACGGCACGGCCGATTTCCAGAAAAATTTCAATGAGAAAGATGTGGCGTCCCAACTCCAGCACTTCGGGGTTATCAGTAAAGATACCATAGATATGGTCGCTGTTGAAATATAAGAGCGTTGTCAGGGTACCGCTGATCAGCACCGCAAACCGCACAGTTTGCCAGACTCTTTGGCTGACTGCTTCCTGGTCGCCGCGGCCTAGAAGAAAACCAACTATGATTTGCGTCGCCATTGCCAGAGCCTGCGAATAAATGTATGAGAACATAGCAATGATATAGGCATATATTTTGGTCGTTATGACTACTAAACCCATCAGATTGACAAATTTCATAATCACCATCTGCGACAGCTGATACGAAAGCGACTCACCACCGGAAGGCAGACCCAGATAGAGGATATTATGCAAAGTTTTTTTGGGAAAAGGACGAAGATATTTAAAAGACAAGGGCAGATTGATAAAACGACGGAAAAAATATAGAATCAGCAGCAGACCCAGTACTTTACTGCTGTTGGTTGAAATAGTCACTCCCAATACTCCCAAGGGGGGGATGGGGCCGAAGCCATGAATAAGGAAAACATTACAGATAATATTGATAACATTCATGATGATAGAAGTCATCATCGTTACTTTTAGCAGTGAATAACCGCGGAAAAAAGAAATAAAAGAGATGTATACTGCCTGGACCACTATAAACAAGCCGATATAGCGTAGAAATAAGCCGGCTTCAGACCGGATGTCATCAGGTACGGCCAGCAGATCAAGAAAGAAGTTGTCGAAACAAAACAGAATTGAACTGATGATAAGTCCGAAAATGAAGTTTGTTAAAAGAGCTACGGTACAAACTTCCGTGACTTTTTCCTTATTACCGGCACCACGGTATTGGGCAATCAGGATTGTTGCGGCCATACTTATTACGCTGAGGGCAATAATAACGATGTTGATGATTTGATTGGCGTTACCAACGGCAGCAACGGATTTTTGAGAATAATGACTGAGCATGAATTGATCTACATTGCCGACCATCATCTGCAGCAAAATTTCAATGAAAATCGGCCAGGTCATTTTGAAAACAGAAAGCTTGGCCGCGGTAGTTTCGATAGAACGCATTGTCAAACACTCCTGAAAAAATAAATCTGCCTTCCTGAAGGCAGATTTGACCCAGGAAGGCAGGCGTCTTTGCTTGCGTCATACATTATAGCACGGTGCTTAACCTACTGCAATATTTTTGAGTTATATTTTACAATTATATTGACAAGTAAGGCTGTTTTCTATTATAATCTTAATTGTCTTGGGGGCATAGCTCAGCTGGGAGAGCGCTTGAATGGCATTCAAGAGGTCAGCGGTTCGATCCCGCTTGTCTCCACCAACTCAACATCTTGCGAACCAATAGATTCAGGAACGGAATAGCTTTCTTCGTTAGGAAGTTCTTTGGAATTCGCATAATTATATTGGACGGTGACTAAATAGTTGCCGTCTTTTTCTTTTTTTATTACGATATCTCTTACCATTGTGGAAATGATACGATCCTTAAATTCTTCACCCTCTAGGAGTGCAAATTTTTCTAAAAAGAAAATAATATGTTCTTTGGTAACTTGGATTGGATTAGATTTTATTTTTTCAAGAGAGATATCATTTTTGACTGATTGTAAGTCAGCTTCATATTGTTTGATCCGATCCATTAAAGTAATAGATACCAAACCTTGATCAATAGCCTTCATGCAGTTTTCTAGTTTCTGGGTAAGGTCTTTTTCTTGTTGAATCAGGCTTTCTAAACGATAGTTTTTTACGCTGTTATTAGTTTTTAAAGCTTGATTAGCAATAATGTCTAAATTTATTGGTTTTTTCAAAATGGAAGCGGCGTGTGCTGCAATAATATGTTCAATTTCATCACGACGTATATTTCCTATATCACAATGGGAAGTCCGGCGGCGAGTTGAATAACAAGAATAATAATAATGCATAGTACCGTTTCTACTTTTGCCACTCATGCCACACATGCTTCCACCGCAGCATCCACAGCGTAGTTTCCCGGACAAAAGATAAATAGCCGAGGGGCGAGCCACATTTTTTTTGTTGCGGGCATTATATCTAGCCTGGCATTTATAAAAAAGCTCTGGCGTGATAATTGGCGGTACAGCATTTTCTTTTCTGATATCGTTCCACTTAAATACACCGATGTAAGTTTCGGATCTTATCATCCGGTCAAAGCTGGAACGGCCGAATTTATTACCCATACCAGTGACGACATGATAACTGTTGATTTTTCTTGCGATATCGACTATTTTGGCGCCGGCGGCGTACATTTCAAAAGCTTCTTGAACGATAGGTACTAACGCGGGGTCCGGATGAAGATGTTTATCGGCATCAATGGTGTAACCGAAAGGTATTCTACCGGAAGCCCAGCGGCAGGCTAACGCATTTTCTGTCATACCGCGCTTTACTTTTTGTGCAAGCTCTACCGAATAATATTCTGCCATACCTTCCAAAACGCTTTCAAGAATAATTCCAGAAGGATCGCTGGTGATATTTTCCTTAGCAGATAATACTCGAACGCCGTTTCTTTTTAACTTCGCTTTATAAACAGCACTGTCATAGCGATTACGAGCAAAGCGGTCTAATGTGTAGACTATGATTGTATCAAATGTTTTTTTGCTGCTGTCAGCTACCATTTGTTGAAATGAAGGACGATCATCGGTTTTGGCGCTAATTGCTCTGTCTATATAGTGTTCGACAATAGTTAGGCCATTACGTTTTGCAAAATCTGTGCATTCTCTAATCTGTCCCTCAATACTTTCTTCGCGCTGATGCCCGGAAGAATAGCGGGCGTATATAGCTGCATTTGACATAAAAACAACTCCTAACTATTTTTTGACGTATTGATTTTTAGTGATAAGCACGATAAAATATAATCAGGTGAATGGACCGTTACCATACGTGGCCGGTCGGTGCCCCGTTGTCTATATGACAGCGGGGCCATTTTTTTGATTTTTATAAAATTACTTGGCAGTACAATATAGTTTTTATATAATTTACAGAAATGAAAACTGATAGGGGGAATAATTATGTTGCTTGAAGTAATGCTTATAATTGCACCAGGCTTTATTGCTAAAACAATATCCAAGTTATTGGGAAACTCGGAAATGGAAAAGCAAGATCAAACTGATTTATTAATGGGTTATTTTACATATAGTTTATTTTCAGTTTTTATAACCATAAGTGCTATATTGCTATTAGGTATTTTACCTAGTGACAAACTAACATTAGATATTTTGTCAGGATTAGGTAATAATTGGGATATTATGAAAGTAATAGCAATATCTATAGTTTCAAGTATTGTAGTAGGCGCATCATGGCAACTATTTATAAAAAATAGCGTTTTCTATATAACTAATAAAATATATAGAAAAATAAAAAATGGAAATAGTATTTATCATGGTTCTTTTATAGAAAAAGAATTGAACGACGGAAAAGATCATCTTCTACGAATAATAAAAGATGGGAAAGAAATTGCGGTAGGAAGATTTTTAGGAATGTCTTCTGATTATAAAGATCATACAGAATTAGTTGTAGAAAGCAACTTAACCTATAGGCTTTATATAGAGCATCCTGATTTTACAAATAAATTCTTCCGAACAAGAACGTATTTGATGGCAAAAGAGAATATAGTTGTAGAAGAATTTGCTTATCCAAACGGATTTTTTGATGCTAAAAAGATAGCAGAAAAAGAAGAATGAGAGTTATTTGTTTGGAGGAGTATTTCTTGGTGGCGGCGGTGGGGGTGGAACCTGTTTTATTGGCGGGCGTTGAAAGCCTCTTTCTCCATAGTTTGTAGAAGATTGATTAGACATAATAAAACCTCCATTGCAACAGTAAGATAGATTTGATAGAATTATTAGATGAAAGGACTACAATCGTTGGCGATTGGTCACTAGCCTGCTGTCTTCATAGATAGCGGGCTTTTTATTTTATCAGAATGATGTTTCCTAAACTTTCCCATATTTATTCTGATATTCCGCAAAAGTTGCATAAAAAATTGCTTCACCAACAGAGCCGGGAATAATAGGTTCAAAATGGTTAAGGGAATATTTATCAGTATAATTTGCTAAAGTAGTACCCTTTTTATCATAAGTAACTACTGACTGTGTTTTGATAGATTCATTTTTATAATCAAATTCCAACCTATTTAATTGATAAGAAATAGGTTCAGCAAGTTTTAAATCGTCTGATATTTTAGCCCCTTTTGATTCTGTATATTCGTATTTTATCCATGCAAAATATTTATCATCTTCTGATTTACGTATACTGTCTTTATCAAAAGAAACGGTCATAACATCGGTTGAGGTTATCCATTCCCACTCGGCAGCATAAGTTATAGATGATAATCCTAATAGACTTAAACAAAGTGATAGAATCAAAATTATCTTTTTCATTTAGAGGACCTCCTGTATTAGTGATAATCTTTTTATAAAAGAGTATCTTCTTTATCATATTTATCTGCTGGTAATTCAGGATGATCTCTGTAATAATCTGCTAAAACAATATGACAATATTTGCAAACAGAAGAATTTTCTTTGATCCAATTTTTGCATGAAGGACATTGGAGGCCGCTATGATCAGATAATAAGAGACTATGAATAAATGCTACAATCCAAATGAACAGACCGTAAATATACCAACGTTTGAAATTACGACCTTTACGTTTTGCTATATATGCTGGTATAAACGCCAAAACCAATGCTGAAAAGAGAGAAGTGACAAATGGTAAAAAAGTTATGGAAGAATAGTGGCCTTGTTTTTGCAGTCCAATTTGTGATTTACTGACTAAAATATTATTATCAAACAGTAATACCATATTAGAACCATCATCGTTTTTCCAAGAATATATTTGTTGATATGTGTTAATACCAGGAATTTTTGTTTCTGACATTAAAACGCCAGGTGAATCGAGCAAAACTTCACATTCTTGGTAAGTCATGCCAGTATAGAGGGAATCGTATTCGTCGATAGAATATTTATTTTCTTGAAAACAGCCAGAAATAATAAAGCTAACTAAAATCACTAAAATCAAAATAAATTTTTTCATAAAATCAAACCTTTCTAATAGCATTAAGTTTTATGTTTTTTATTAAGATTAAAATAAATTTTATTTATGTTTATGCCAGAAATCTGGACATATTATATTGCCACGTTTTATATAACTTTTTCTTTAGCTTGCTTAGCCAAGCGTAGATCAATAAAATCGTTTATATACTCTTTATCATCGTCATTTAGTTGACGATATTTTTTTATGAGAAGCTCTTCTTTAAAAATAATTTTGGTGTTAGGAGTTAAATTTTCTTTTATATCAGATGAAGTTAAACCTAAAAGAAAGTCTGCTGTAACGCCTAAAATTTTAGCAAAAGAAATTAATTCATCATCGCGGATTGGTCTGGTGCCAAGTTCTATTCTGTTCATAACACTTTTGCTGATATGGGCTTTTTCTGCTAATTCATATTGTGTAAGACCCTTTTGCTCTCTTAACATAACTATTCTTGCACCAATACTCACGATAAATTCACTTCTTTCCTTATTTTTTCTACGATTTTATTCTAATTGTTTCTGTAACAGAAATCAAATTTAATTGCTATAATAGAAAAAAAGTTGATTTTTTTACTTGACTTTTCTAAAATAGAAATGTAAAATAAAAACATAAAATTTCTGAAATAGAAATAAAGAGGTGATATAATGGAATTAAAAAATAAAGTAAATTTAAAATTCCTTTCGGAGAGAAGAAAGCAAATGGGCTTTACACTTCTTGATATGGCGAAAACAGTATCATTAAAAACTGGTTCTAATTATTACAAATACGAAACAGGAGAATATCAATTAAGTGCAAATATGCTACCATTATTAGCAAAAAAGTTGGAGTGTGATATTGAAAATTTTTTTGAAAAATAAATTTCTAAAACAGGGATTTAAGTAAAAAAAGAAACACCCGCCCGAACCCTGGAAAAGTTTAGCGAGTGTTTCTTTGGACCAGCCGAAGCTGCCGAGAACATTATATCACAGTTTCGGTTGGTATATCAACTTAGAAAGAGGGATATGCCGTGGATAAAAATAAACCGTTAACTGCTGAACAAATTAAAGCATTACTTACGCTTATTAAGATTGTCAAAAGTATGCCGGAGGAAGAATTTATAAAAAAATATGCTAGTTTGCCAGAAGACGAATTAGCTAAGGCTTATTTAGATGAAAAACACAGGCAGGAAGGGAGCGGAAGATAGTGATGTTTGATTCAATAAAAAAGAAATCCCGAAAAAGAAAAGGAAAAAGCCCTGCTGGCAGGCAGGGCAAGAATAGGCGCTTACTGATCCAATCAGATCATAAGGCTGTGTGTGTGAAGTCTAATAAGAGAGTCGGCTTAAAAAAAGATGAAGACATATTAAGAGAAGTTCAATCTCTGCTTGATGAAGTTGATTTTGATAGATATACACCTGCTGGAAGTAGGAAATTAAGTCTTCAAATAGACAGTGTTGTTAACGAGATTTTAAAGATACTTATACTTCATAAATTTACAGAAGAAGAATTGGAAATCATATTGGATTTAGTTAGGTATCGTATTACTGGTACAGATTATATTTTTAGGCGTTCAACGAGGAAAGGAGAGCAATGATATATGCAGGAGTTCAGAGTTGTAGAAGTTGAATCGGAAGGCTTATTAGATAATTATGCTGCTAGATCATTAGGAGAATACGTTGTTGAACGCCTTCAAAGTATGCTGCTTCCTGATGGAAAGTTCAAGGATAAAAAACTACAAGCTGAATTTGAAGTTTGGTTAAAAAACAGAGAGGCGGCGGTCTCGTGAAAGTTTTAGTGATAACACTGATATTAAGTTTTCTGATATATGGCTGCAGTGTATGTTATACAGACAGGGGATTGGCGGTCAAAGAAGATATGCCAAGTAACACGAAAGTATACTTAGTTCCCTTACCGGGAACGCGCATTCTTATGCCGCATTTTATACAGACAAAAATAAAATAACAAATGTTAGGAGCGAAATATATGAAAGAACAAAATGCGTCTGAGACTTTGAAAAATACTTTGGAAGATAAGTACATTAGAAGAAAAGTTGTAAAGATTACTCAATATGCATCTGGGCATAAAGTAACTCTTGATAAACCTATAAAGGTAAAGAATAATCTCGTTACAAGTTGGTATTTCCTAAATATTATGGCTTATGATGTACGGCTTGGAGACACTATGAGATTTGAGCTAACGAGGAAGGGTTTATATTTTGCTGGAATTGATTTGCGGGCACGGCAGTTAGAGGCACGTTTTGCAACACTGTAAGAACAGGAGGCAGAAAAATGAAAGAAACATTGAGTATCGGGGGAAAAGACGAGTTTAAGGTAATAGAAGTACCTAGCCCTTTTCCTCCGGGAATAAAAACAGAAATAAAAAAAATCATGGATGGACGCCATATGAGTGATAAAGAAAAACATCGTCTTTTAATTAGTATGGCAAATGATCTTGATAAGTCTATCAAATGGAATGATGCTGAAAATCATCTGGTGGACGATGTAGAAGAATTAAAGAGAGTTGCTTTATATGGAAAAATTTTTATGTGTATAGTTTGTCTATTTATCGTGAAATTGATTTTTTTTAGTAACTAAAAGTAGGAGGCAGAAAAATGAAAGGGCTTTATTTGGCGGCAATAGATATTATCGTAGATGGTTTAGATAGCATAGCACATTATCCTGTTATGTGGGTATTCACCGTAACGGCAGCAATACTGACTGCAATTCTAATTCATACCTGCGGTGTAGCAGAAGGTCGGATAATGGGGCTGTAAAGTCAGAAGTTTTAGAAAGAAGGGGTAAAAGATGATCACGATGGAAATCCGCTATTTAAACAAGGAACGCCTAAAAGAATTGAGCTTTTATGTAAAAACAAGGGACTACTATAAAGAGAAATTAGAAAAGCTCAGAGAGATAAAAAACGAAGTAGCAGACCAGGTTTCAAGCATTACCATAAATATTTCATACAAAACGAAAGAGAGTTATAACAGTAAAACCATAGAGATACATCGTCCCGTAGGAGAAAGTTCAAGCCACTTTGAGTTCATTCCCGCTACAGTCATTAAAGAAGTGGAAGATCAGCTGCTTTTTTGTATTGCCTGTATTGAATCCTATCTATGGGATAGATTCGGTTATACCGATGATGAAGCGGTAATACAACAATCTAAACAACAGCAAAAGCTGTTGGAATTTTTGAGTAAAGGGGCCGCAAAGATAGAATTTAATCCTAATGATTATGCCGATGTTGAAGATGCTTTAAAAACAATATTAGAACCGTTAAAGAATATCAGGAATGATTTAGAAAAGGTTGTCAAAAATATACTTGAAGGCAATAGCGAAGGACAGGGCAATGGAGGTGCCAAGCATGAGTAATTCTAAATGCTTTCGGTGCGGGAAGCGGCTTAGAGCTGGGGACTGGAAACTTCTTTATGATCCGTCGCTCATACGGGCCGTGAAAGTTTGTCGTGATGATAAAAACTGTATTGTACAAACAAAAGGAACGCTGCTGTCTGGTCCGCTTGCCAATAGAATGATCAAAGATTATAGAGGTCGTTGATATGGGCAAAAGTAAAAAAAGAGTAGTTAGAAATATCTGTAACAATCACTATTTGAATCTTAATACACTGCTGCCGGAAATTACGTGTGCCGAATGCGGGAAAAAGAAATGCCTGCCGTGGGGTACTGATTTAACCAATTATGTTTATCAAAGGCGGTCCGGATATAAATCAGGGCGGCCGAGAAGGGAATTTTACTGTTCATATTCCTGTATGAAAAAGGCAAGTGAAAGGAAGAGATAGTATGCATCGTGATACCCAAGAAAAAGAATCAAAGACTAAAGGATACTGCAGCATATGTGAAAAGCATACAGAAAATGGATATTGTTATATACATCCTTTTGGGCACAGGGAATATCTAATTTGTCCAAACTGCTTAATGTACAGCACTGATCCTTTAGTAAAAGAAGCCAGGATAGGGTTAAGAAGTGGAGGGCGGAAAAGATGATCCATAAATTAAAAATATTACCAGAATTTTTCCCATTGGTAGAGAAGGGGAAAAAGAGATTTGAATTGAGGAAGAATGATCGTAACTATCAGGAAGATGATATTTTATTACTGCAGGAATATTTTGACGGTGAATATACCGGTCGCCAATGCGTAGTAAAAATAACAAATGTTTTTGGCAGTAATAATGAAGAAAGTCTGTGGCCAGAATTAAAGAAAGACACTATTATCTCAGACCAGTACGTTATTTTGTCAATCAAGAAAATCAATGTACCTGTTGAGATATTAATGGAGCTTGAAAGACCAATAGAGCAAGGATATTACAACAGTTTTAAGGGCGAAGAAGTTGATGCAGAGGTAATAATCGTTGAAGACACTAAACAATTAGAAGAAGGAACGGCGGCGCTACCTCCACCGCCTAATCCGTGGGCCTCTAAAAACCGTAAGCAGACTGATGCTTCCGATGATGATGGACAGTAAAGTTTTTGAAAAAATCTTTGACGCTTGGAATCTTGCAACAGTAACTTCTACGGTTTGGGGACCAGATAGTGATATGGCAAAGAAGGCACAAAGTGCTTTCTATTCTATTCTTAATTCTGTTGATGATGATACTAAGTTGGAATTTTTTGAATACTTAGAGAAAGTTAAAATGCGATTAGATTCATGGGGATAAAGTTGAATTAGAGGATCTTACCCTGGTCCGAAAAAAGTTGGGGTGTTTTAACATTGATAAGTCAGAACCATTTTAGGAGATTGATATGAAACTAATGAGTTTATTTGATGGGAGCGGAGGATTTCCTTTAGCAGCAAGCTTGTGCGGAATAGAGCCTGTTTATGCATCGGAAGTCGAACCATATCCAATAGCTGTTACTAAAAGCCGTTTCCCAAACATGAAGCACTTGGGTGATGTAAGCAGAATCAAAGGTGCAGAGATAGAGCCAGTGGATATCATAACTTTCGGAAGCCCATGTCAAGACATGTCAGTAGCGGGTAAACGTGCTGGTTTAAAACATACGGCTGTCGGCGATGAAGAAACAACACGAAGCGGGCTGTTTATGGAGGCAATCCGAATAATAAAAGAAATGAGGGTTAAAACAAATGGAATTTATCCAAGATTCGCTGTTTGGGAAAATGTACCAGGAGCATTTAGCAGTAATCGGGGAGAAGATTTCCGGCTTGTGCTTGAAGAATTTATTAAAATCACGGAACCGGACGCCGTTATGCCTGCGGTTCCGCAAGCTGGCTGGGCATATGCAGATTGTATCAGTGGAGACGGATGGAGCCTTGCGTACCGAGTTTTTGATGCTCAACATTGGGGAGTCCCCCAGCGCCGCCGTAGAATCTACCTTGTCGCAGATTTTAGAGGCGAATGTGCCGGAAAAATATTATTTGAGCGCGAGGGCGTGCGAGGGTATTTTGAGACGGGCAGAACGCCGTGGCAAGGAATTGCCGTTGATGCTCAAAACTGCGCTGGAGCAGATGATAGAGCGGGAGAAGTCCCTTACACCTTAAAAATCCGTAGCGGCTGTGAAGGCGGCGGTAAGGGCGCACTGGTTCAAAAGGACAAAAGCGCCACACTGGCGACAAACAACGATCAATACCTGTTCCAGCCGATTATCGTTGACAGTATCGGAGGCAAAGCTGAAACCGCATGGCACGGCGATACCGCACCTTGTCTGAAAGCAACGCATTATAAAAACCCGCCATGTATAACTGTATCCGCTGGTTTTTGTCCAGAAGAAAGCGCAAAAACAAGAGGTGTAGGCTATGCAGAAGAACAAAGCCCTACACTGAGAGCAGGTGCTGTCCCAGCCGTAGTATACGATGCAAGGGGCAACGGTGATGGTCAAACCGTAAGCACTATTACAGGAGAACATAACAATCGTGTTACAGATTACACGTGTTTGGTCGTCGAACCTGCAGTACGTTGTTATGACATAGGAGAAGCCAGGTTACGTACTCCGAGCGAATACATAGAAAAAACGCCTACCTTAACCGCAAGATGCGGTACAGGCGGCAATAATGTACCAGGTGTTGTTTACTGTCTGCAAGGTAACGGCATAGATCGAGCAGATACGGCAGGCTGTAACGGGAAAGGCTGGAGAGAAAATGAGTGCTATACGTTAAACACTATCGACAGACCAGCTGTTGTGTATTGCATAGGTAACAGTCAACTTAATCAGAATAAATTTTCTGAAAAAGCTGGTACATTAAATTGTATGCATAACCAACAAGGCGTTATAGAGGTAATTGCTATTGATAGAGCCGCTTTCAATCAAGGGAAAATGCTAAGTTCGGTTTTGAGGTTTCTAATAGCGGTATAAATTCTACAATAGTAGCTAAAGGACCATCTGCAGTAGCGTATAAGAATGAAATTCGCTACATAGTACGCCGTTTGACCCCTATTGAGTGTGCAAGACTTCAAGGCTTTCCTGATTTGTGGGGACATCTGGACAAAAAAGAAAGTTTCGCTGATGAAGAATATAAATTTTGGCTTGAAGTACGTAATACCTATGCAAGAATCAATAACAAAACCGTTAAAGACTACACAAAAGTACAAATGCTTACCTGGTATAACAAACTACATACGGACAGTGCGGAGTACAAAATGTGGGGCAATGGAATAGCTCTACCTAATGCACTATATGTTATGCAAGGTATAGCGGCAATAGAGAACCTAAAGGTTAGTATGAATTAGGCGTAATTTTAAAGGAGTTTGAGGAGATGAAGATCCCTACGAATAAAATTGTTGGATGGCAGAAAACAAAAAATTGTCTGCCTGTTCTTGACGCATTGGTACTAATTCAGTCTAAAGAAGATAAATATTTTTATGAAATAGCTCAATTAGTTTCAGATGATGGTACATTAACTTTCCGTAGTTGGTCTGATTATGGACACGAGTTTAATCTAAAAGATATTCGTAAATGGGCCTATATCAAACTATAAAGGCGACCAACATAAATTAAAAATGTTTAAAGAGTATGATCATAGGAGAGGTTAACTATGAATAAGGTAATTTTATTAGGAAGATTGACTAAAGATTGCAATACTAAATATACCCAGACAGGAAAATGCGTAACGACTTTTACTTTGGCGGTCAATAGACCAACTACGAAAGATGGAGAACAGCAGGCAGACTTTGTGCCCGTAGTTTTATGGGGGAAAGTAGCAGAAACTGTTGGTAATTATGTTCATAAAGGACAACGGTTGCTTGTCGAAGGGCGGTTACAAGTTAGAACGTTCGAAGCAAATGACGGTTCTAAACGTTGGGTAACAGAAGTTATCGGCAGCCATATTGAATTCATTGAAAAGAAAGAAGACTTCGGCGGATCTGGCAGTAACGAATACACAGGAGCGCCTTTTGATGAAGAAATACCATTTTAAATATAAGGAGATGTAAAAAGTGAGACCAATAAATATAAAAAATATGATGGCGTTAATCGAAAAAGAACCGGATGATCAATATATACGGGTATTAAAGTTAGTATTTTTACAAACTTTGATGGAGATCAAACAGCTACGCCGAAAAAACAGCCAACTTGGCGGTAAAGTAGCGAGATATAGGAAAAAAGATACTCCGACAGAGCCTATGCAAGTTGGACCTAATGAAAGTGACGACATAATATGTCCTAATTGTAGTGGGATTGTTGGTTTTAACGCAATGGCAAATTACGCAAAAACAAGATGCTGTTACCATTGTGGGCAAAGGTTAAAATGGAAGGAATGTGAGTAATGATGGAAATTAAGATAAAATTATTGCCTGGCGGTAAAATGCCGACAAAAGGAACGATCGGTGCAGCCGGTTATGATTGCTATGCAAGAGAAGATATAACCGTAGGTACAGAACCTGTACTAATTGGGTTGGGATTTGCTATTGAGATTCCACCAGGGTATCATGCCAAAATCTTTCCGCGCAGTAGTACAGGCTTAAAAACATTATTACGCCAACCGAATTCTTGCGGGATAATTGATAGCGATTATAGAGGAGAAGTGAAAGTTATGTATGAAGCTAAAATGTATGTTGATGGAAAAGAGATCGTTGTAAAAAAAGGTTATCACAGGATTAAAGCAGGTGAGCGTATTGCTCAAATGCTGATCGAACGTAACGAAGATACAACGCTAGTACCGGTTGCAGAACTTTCTGAAACAAAAAGAGGCACTGGCGGTTTTGGCAGTACCGGGCGGTGAATAGATTATGAAATTAATAGATAAAGACGCTTTAAGCATGGAACTAATGAATGAAGTGTTAAACGCTTATGCAAAGGCTGA